CCGCCGTCCTTGTGCCATTTCTCTAATGCGCCAATCGTTATATTGCTTTTTGGTGATTTCGTCATTCTCCAGCCGTTGGAGCTGTGCTTCATCATCCGCCTTGAATTCCAAAAAGTAATCGGATACAGTTTGGTTCATATCCTCATAAGCCTTCTTGTAAACTGAGCTGATACGTTTTTCTAACTTTGCAAGCTCTTTATCAGTCTTTTTGTGCGCTGAATCAGCGTTTTTAGTTATTTTATTCGCCAATGCAATCACCAAAAAACGCAAACAGCAAAATTGTCACAAGCATTGCAAAGTAATCATTGGTTGATTCTTTCATTTTCTCCACCTGTTTCTTTCGGCTCTGGCTCTTGTTCTCCGCTCGTAAGTCGCGTTAAATCGTCCTCTGCTCTGCGTTGCAAGATTGATTCCACTTCTTCGGGAGTAATCCAGGGGAGGTGATTTAAAATTGTTTCATCATCCAAAAATTGAGCTGCGGAAAGCACCATCTGAGTTTCCTCACTCTGGTTAGCGATTCTGTTCCACTTGTAAGAGGGAGTATCATTAATTCCAAAAATTTTCAAAATGCCGTTGATACACTCGGTGATAAGATACTCAAAATCACCGCATTTATCGTCCTGTGGCTGATATGCCGCTCTGATTTCTGTTGCCGTTTTGCTGGAAGCAGAAAGTGCAGAAACATCCAATAACATAGCATCACGATACAAATCATCATTCAGCACTTTGAGCATTGCCGTCCGTGCTTCCGTAGGAACATCAAGCGTGTGCGCCTGAACTTCTGCGTCCGAATCATCAACAGTTGCCGCTTTTACAACTCTCATTCGCTCTAAGAATCTTGCTAAATCGATATCATCCATTCCACCAGAGTTTTTCAGCGTCCAGTAAATTCCGCTGGTATCATCAATATCGTTTGCCAGTCCATTTTTAATGTAGTCGTAGCAATCAATGCTTTCACGGATTCCTATTAGCTCAGATTCGTGTAGGTCGTTTGCGAACATGGCAACAATGGGAAAATCTGCATAATTGCTATAATCGACAGATTCCACGCCGCCAGACTGAGTGCTGGACACTCTCTTGATGTATCCTCGCTTCGGCTCAGTTACAAATCCGTCCTTATTGTGAGGGCGAATATAGCTTGTGTATCCGTCAAGCTCGTACAACGTGAAGTGAAGTGTTTCGCCTGAAACATCGCCAGAGTACCAATAGCGCACACCGGATTTTAACTGCGCTGTGTCTCTATCGTAGAGCGGCACAAATCCAGGCGAAACAGAGGTATCCGCAAGTCCAAAAACTTCTACGTGGTCAAAGTTCGCAAAAACGAACGAAACGCCGTCAACCATAGCTTTTTTAGCCGCTTTTTGAATCTGGAAGTCAAAGTCAGCACCCAATCTAGATTTTGTGGTTTTATCCTTAAAGGTAACGCCATTTGATAGCACATATTGTACCTGCTGAATTACCATTCTGCGGAAAAAACCTGACTTAGTTTTATAGTTTGCGCTGTACAGGTCAGGCACAGACCGTCCTTGCAACGTGTACAGGAGCTTTTGGAATTTTGTGATTGTAACATTCCGTTTTGCGTAATAAAGTTCCGCATCAACTGCAATCCGGTACATCTCACTAGCCCTATGTTCCTCAATCGCCTGAATGCAAAATGCCGCCTTAGATAAATCATCCTGAGCGATTGCCAGCAAATCTTGATAAGTTTTCATTTCGTCACCTCTTTTTAATCTTTTAAATCAGCCAGGGCTTATAATCCTGATTATTTCCGTCACCAGGCTTTTTCCACACGACTTCCATTGCATAGCGCACGGCATCAATGTGATGGTTATCCTTATCGGGATATCCGCTAACAATTTCACCATCTTTAGTCCGCTCGTACTCATAATTGATAAATTCTTTGTACGTTTTTGGGCATTTGTCTGGGTCAATCACAATGGCGTTAAGCGATTGCAACCATTTCATGGAGTAATCAACCGAGCCTGCACCTTTTTTGGCTGCAAGGCATTTCAGCCCGTATTTGTTATAATCTGCAATAGATTTAGGCTCTGCCGCATCTGCTGTGATTTTATCTTCACGAGTTAAGCCGTATTCCAGGAGCATGTCAGCGGTTTCCCTATTTCCTTTTTTGTTTGCTTCCAGCTCCCCGAAGATGTAAAGGGTTCTGCGAGCGGAGTCATAATAACAGCGGTCAAAAGCCCACGGGTCTGGAAAATATCCCCAGTCAACACCATTGTAAATCTTATCAAATCCTGCGATTTGTTCAGTTGTGATTGTTTCAGCCTTCACATTCTCAAACACTGCGCCACCATTGCCGTTTGCAATTCCCAGATACTCATGTTCGTAAGCTGTGGGATTTATTCCTTTGAGATATTCCGCCTCATCAAGAAAAGCTTTTCCCAGCCACTTTTTAGGCACTTGTGTATAATCCGTGTGCAGTTCATAGCGGTTATCCTTTGTCCCCGCAACATACACATTAGCCCAGTTATTAGCACTTTTCGGAGGGTTAAAGCTCTTAAAAATATAAGCTTCATCACCGCCACGAATTACAGACTGCTGAATATTTCGACATTCTTCATCGCCGTGGAACTGGTCCAGTTCCTCTAGCCACAAAATGCCAATGTAGCCAAACCTGGGCTTAATGGATTTTAGCTTAATTGGGTCATCTGCCCCGCGAAAATAAATCTTCTGCCCCGTGGGAGTGTAGGTAATCTCCATAGGATTCACCTTGCTCTCAAATTGCGCAGAAAGTCCCAGTGCATCAATCGCCCAGATAATCTGCGAAAACACCGAATCTCTGAGAGTATTTGCAACTTTTCTGGCGCAAACAGCATGGATATCAGGGTTGTTTTTAATCAGATGTACAATTTCCAGCGAAACAAAAGAGGATTTAGCAGAGCCACGCCCACCATAAGCCACATACTCCATATGCTCTTTGTCACAAATATCTCTGTGCATATCAAAGTAAGGTGCCGCCATCAGCTTTGCGGGAATATCAAACGGCTGTGAATCCTCTTTTTCAGCTTCCTTTGCTGGTGTTTCGGACTGAGAAAGATACTGCTTCCCCAACCAAATCAACAGGCTTGCATTGCCCTTTTCAGCCGCTTGCCATTGGCTTCTTCTGAGTGATATTTTCCCGTTTCCCCTCTTTTGGCGAAACACTTCGGAAAAACTTTCCCCATACGTTTTTTTACACCAATTTGTCAGGGTTTTGTCAGTTAAATTAAAAAAATCGCAAATTTCCTGTTGTGTGCATTGTAATCCACAAAGGCTTTCAAACTGCCTTTGATTGATTTCTTTTTTTGGTCGCCCCATTCCGTTTCACCTCACTTGTTTGTATATAAGCACTCAAAATTCATTTTGGCTGACTTTGCTCCACCGTTTGTTGCTCTTAACTGCCTTGCCCAAACGAGTCTAAAGCGATTATCACTTATTTTATAAGAGCTGAACCACACCTGATATGGGCGTGTGATTGCCCATTCGTAAAATTCGTCCGAATTGAAAGCACCCCCATAGTCTGCCGTTCCTTCGTATGGCGGGTCGCAGTAAACGATGTCTCCCTGCTGATATTTATAATCTAAATAACTTCCACACTTTGTTTCAAGCTGTTCAAGCTGTTCAAGCTGTTCAAGCTGTTCAAGCTGTTGAAGCCGTTCAAGCTGTTCAAGCTGTTGAAGCCGTTCAAGCTGTTCAAGCTGTTGAAGGTCAAATCGTTTCGCATATTTTCTTGCGAATCCGCAAAATTGTTCTCGCCGTGTGTGAATGTCTCTTGCCGTCACAGCCCTCTGAATTTGGGGGTGAATTTTATCAAGCAATTTTGAGCGATTGCCAAACACAACAAAATCATGTGCGGCGTGTTTCAATGGCTCAATGTCTTTTCCAAATAAATAGTTTTTCCCGTTGTTTCCAAACGACCAAATATATTTTACATAGCCGGATTTATTCTTTCTCTGCTCAAACTGTTCTCTGGTTATAAACTCTGGCTTGAATTTGCTGTAGTTGAAATCCCCTCGCAGTGCGGCTTGTATAAGCTCCACTAGTAACGGCTCATACTCGTTGTACAGGACTTGCTTATATTTCCTGCTCAGATATGCGGCGTGGCTCATCGCAAACCCGCCGCCAAACAAATCCACAAACCTTTCTCCGTTTGGCAGTTGCCTTAAAATATCAGGCGCAATTTTCGTTTTTGACCCCATGTAGGGGATTCCATACAATATTTTCATAAATAAAATTTAAAGCCACACGCAGGGCATTCACATTCTTTTGCACTAGATTCCTCTAGCCCTGTTCCCTGCTCTTTAAACTCCGTTTCCCCCTTTGGTTCAAACTCTGCGATTTCGCCGGATAACCCAAAATCAAACTCTCCAAAATCCAGCCCTTCCAGCTCTGTTTCCAACAATTCAAAATTCCAATCCGCGAATTCGTTGGTTTTATTATCCAAAATCCTGTATTTTTTCTTCTGCTCCTCGGAAAGACCAGTTCTAACAATCACCTCTGCGTTGCTCTTTTTGTGCTTTTTCAGGGCTTTATAGCGAGTATGCCCCGCTAAAATTACAAAATCCTCATCAACGATAATTGGCGCAACGTATCCGCATTGTTTAATGCTCTCCATCACAGCGTCAACAGCCTGGTCATTCTTTCGTGGGTTGTTTTTGTATGGTTTGATATCACTAAGTTTAATTGTTTTTAGCTCCAAAATATCACCCTCTTAAATAAAATAAAAAATCAGGCAAGGCAAAAGCCCCGCCTGATTACGGCAACCATTTCAGGAGCGGGAACCGCTCTCCCTTTACGCCTGGGAGATACAAGGAGAAATAAATTATGAAAAAGGAGGTACAAATGAGAAACACAAAGGAGAGTAATTCATCTACAGTTATGATTGTAGCACGAATTACTCCCTTTTTTGAGCCATATTTTAAAATTTAAGGATTTTTTAAAAGCTTATCCACCAACTTGACGAATGCTACAAGCTTTCGCTGTGCCGGGTGGTAAGATACATGGCAAGCCTGTGCCGCTCCGTTGAGTGTGTGGGTGTTGTCGATTAACACCATCTCAACGATTCTCATTCTTAACTCTCCGTCTGGGAGCTTTAAGGTCTGCTCTGTCGCTTTTTTCACAGATTCCATTTTCGTTTTCTGCGCATTTGTT